AGGGAGGAAGAGTAAAATAAAGTGGCTTATTTGCAAAGTAATATCCCACATTTTAAATGTTGGGTTAGGAGAGAGTACACGCACAACCACGAAAAATATCACGGAGAATTTTTACATGCTATGGCAGTTGCAGTTACGACAATGCCGTGTCGTTGTTTAAGTTTTCAGTTGATATTTACAGGCATAGAAGCTGAAGGAGAAGAAGAAGACACAGTACATGGTGGAGCAATGTGGGCAAGAATGCCTATTACCGCTCTAGTAGGTGATACTCCTTTTGAAGAATGGCCTGAACCGATGGCAGTTCACGATGCTCAACCTTGGGATTGTTCGTCTCATCATCACGCTGTTTATGTTATAGATAGGGCAACACCTTGTCCTTGGATGGCAAAGATTGATGGTAATTTTTATCCAGCTAAATATATGTTTACTGTTGATTATGCAGAGAATGAAATAGCTGATGATCCAGCTCAACACAAACAAAGTCACGTTATGGAGTTGTTAGATGCTGGACCCTGGACAGGTAACATAGTTGCACTTCCAAATAACAGAGTTAGGGTTACACACCCGGCTTGGTTTGAAACAGGTACAGGTGCACCAGATTTTAAACCATCTGCTCATATACATTATTCAAAGTCTGATTTAGACTACACGTTGGATATAAACAGAATTTTTGATAATCTATATGCAGAGGACGAATAATGGCACTTTCAGGTAGTACAGATTTTGAACCTAATGTAGCTGAGTTTGTAGAAGAAGCATTTGAAAGATGTGGATTAGAACTTAGAACGGGATACGATCTAAAAACAGCAAAAAGATCTATAAACCTTATGTTAGCTGAATGGGCTAATAGAGGTTTAAATCAATGGACTGTAGAGCAAGCAACTCAAACAGTTACTGAAGGACAAACTGATTACACTTTAAACGCTAACATAGTTGATATATTAGATTGTTCTATAAGACGAAATACAAATGGAACTGATCTAGATTTACAGATGTCTAGAATTAGCAGAAGCGAATATTTAAACATTCCAACCAAATCAACTAAATCTAGACCGTCTCAGTTCTTTCTAGATAAATTAAGTACTCCTGTATTAAAGATATGGCCTTCTCCTGAAAACAGTACAGACGTATTAGTTTTTAACAAAATAGTAAGAATGGACGATGCTGACAAAGGAACTAATACTATGGATATGCCATTTAGATTTTATCCTTGTTTTGCTGCTGGACTTGCATATTACATAGCCATAAAGAAAGCCCCGGATAGAGCGGTTCTTTTAAAACAAATGTATGAAGAAGAATTTGAAAGAGCTATGAGCCAAGATGAAGACAGGGCTTCTTTTAAAATTGGATATAAATCCTTTGCATAAATATGGCGTATGCAGTTGGTAAACGTGCAAAAGCTATCTGCGATAGATGTGGCTTTGAATACAAACTTAATCAGTTAAAAGAAGAATGGAATGGACTGAAAACTTGTCCTACATGCTTTGAACCAAAACATCCTCAGTTAGAACCACTACCTCACGTAATAGATCCTGAAGCTCTTTATAAGCCTAGACCAAGCCAAGACGTTGGCGTAGGTGAAGGATTTGTTGTTGTGGTTTATACTGACATTGAAAAAGGCAACTCTATGGATCCAAATATTGTTGGATCAAATTTTGTTGTAGATAAAATGACAGGCTCAGTTGGGGAGGTTACAATCACGACATGACGTTAACTGAATTAAAAACATTAATACAGAATTACACAGAAAACGATGAAACAACTTTCGTTAATACGTTAAACGATATGATCATCAACACTGAAGAAAGAATTGCAGAGTTAATTGAATTTGATTATTTTAGAAAGAATGTAACAGGTGCTTTAACAGCTGGTAATACTTACCTCACAGCTCCTACAGATTTTAAACTTAGTTTTTCTTTAGCTGTCATAGACAGTAACAATGACTATCACTATCTAGATAAGAAACACACTAGCTTTATGCGTGAATATTCTAATGATGCAGTTGATAGTTCAGAAAGAGGAAGACCTTTGTATTACGCAGACTTTGATAAAGATTTATCTACTGCAAGCGATAACGGTTCTACTTTAATAGTTTCACCTGTTCCAGATCAAAATTATACTGTTGAGTTACATTACTTATATAAACCAACTAGTTTAACTTCACAAACAACAGGCACTTGGATGTCTAATAATGCTCGTAACGCATTACTTTATGGTTCATTAATAGAAGCATCTACGTTTATGAAAAGTGAACCAGAGATGCAAGTTGTTTATGAAACTAGATTTGGTCAAGAAATTCAAAGATTAAAAAATATGGCTGAAGCCAGAGGAAGAAGAGACGAATATAGATACGATTCATTAAGAAGCGAAACAACATAAGGAGAGAGATATGGAGAGAATTGAAAGCTTAGAAGGCAAAAGCATAGCTATTGTAGGGCTAGGAGAAAGTTGGCTAGATTACAATTTAGCTAAATCACACGGAGCAAAATTTGATGAAGTGTGGGCTATCAATGCAGTGGGATCTGTAATATTTCACGACAGAACTTTCATGATGGACCCGGTTAGTAGATTCTTAGATACAGATGATGCAGGGGGTCAAACAGATGGAATGATAGAAGTTTTATTAAATGATGATAAACCTATCTACACCTGTGAATTAGATGATAGATGCAATAACTTAATTGAGTATCCAATTAATGAAATATTAAAAGAATTTAATTGTTGTTACTTAAATAACACAGTTGCTTACGCAATAGCTTTTGGGTTATGGAACAAAGTATCAACAATTAAACTATTTGGAATAGATTTTAGTTACAAAGGTAATCTGCACTTTGCAGAAGCTGGTAGAGGCTGTGTAGAGTTTTGGCTATCTAAAGCTATGCACCTTGGAGTTCAAATTGAAGTTGCATCATCTAGTGGTTTGTTAGACACCAATGTTCTTGCACAAGAAAAGTTATATGGCTACCACAGACTCCAGGATCCTTTGATAATTATGTCAGATGGAAAAGGTTTTATGACATCTATGAAAAAAAGCGAAGCTATGGAGCTACAAGAAGAAGTACAAGAACAAAAACCTATTCTTATAGATAGAAACGATAGTCACTTAAAACCACCAGAGCCAAAAGAATGGTAGATGAATTAACTCCTACAGCAGTTCCAAGTTTAGGTGTGATAGAAACTAAAACATCTAACTTTGGCGGCCATCCTCCAGAGTTCTGGGCAGAACGTTTAACTGAAAAAATAGTTGGTAGTTCTGAGGAATTAGAGCCACACATAAAAGCACAAGCAAAAGCATATGAGGAGCAGATAAAACAAGTCTGTTTGATTTACATAAAAAATGCTATAAAATCCTATAAGGCTAGTTTGATTCAAGAGCTTATAAAGGCTGGAGAAGAAGATTTAGCTCAAATTGTAAAAAGGATATAAGTATGGCTATCACATCAACATTAACAACCAGCTTTAAAAAAGAGCTGCTAGAAGCTGTTCATAATTTTAAAAACTCAGGTGGAGACACTTTTAAATTAGCATTGTATACAAGCTCTGCTACTTTAGGTGCTACTACAACTGCATTTACTACTACCGGGCAAGCATCAGGAACTAACTACACTTCTGGCGGAGCAAATTTAACAAGAGTTGATCCAACATCAAGCGGCACTACAGGTTTTACTGATTTTGCTGATTTGACGTTTGGTACAGCCACCATAACTGCTAGAGGTTGTATGATATACAATTCAACTGACAGTAATAAATCTGTTGCCACAATAGATTTTGGCGGTGATAAAACATCTACAGCTGGTGACTTTACAGTAGTTTTCCCTGCGGCAGCAGCAAGTACAGCTATTATACGAATAGCTTAGTAGCCTATGGCTAATATAACAGGCTGGGGTCGTGGAACCTGGGGTTCCGATACGTGGGGCGAACCTAATCCTGTTACACTTACAGGACTTGCTGCAACAAGTGCGGTTGGTTCTTTAACCGTTGTTGCAAAAGCAAATGTAACACCAAGTTCACAAGTAGGTACTGGAGCAGTAGGGACACCTACTTTTGATTGTGAAGCCAACGTAAGCCCTACAGGACAATCAGCGACCAGCGCATTAGGATCTGTAACAGTAGATGCTGAAGCTAATGTCACACCATCTGGCCAATCTTCCACAAGCGCTTTAGGCACACCTTCTATAGATGCAGAGGCTAATGTAACGCCTACTGGACAGTCAGCTACTGGAGCTGTATCCGGGGTAGGTGTAAACGCACAAGCAGTAGCTGTATGTCCAAGTGCTGTAGGAACATTAGGATCTGTATCAGTTGATGTAGATGGTGAGGCAAATGTGCCTGTATCTGGCGTTAGCGCAACAGGATCTGTAGGCTCTGTAACAATACACCATAATGAAATATTTACACTAGATGGTGTATCTGCAACAGGATCTGT